CTGATTACAGACATTGGAAAGTTTGTAAGATACTGTGAAAAGAAAGATAAGCTTCCTTGCATAAGATTGAATGGTACAAGTGATATACAATGGGAAAATATTTATGTTGGAAACATGGAACAATATTCTTTAGATACAACTGATATAAAATTGTTTAATAAAAAAGAATATGATTTAGATTGTCAGAATATTTTTGAGTTATTTTCTGATGTACAATTCTATGACTACACTAAGATACCTACAAGAAAAGTATCTCAATATAAAAATTATCACTTGACATGGAGCTATTCAGAAGCTAATATGAAGTATGCAAATTGGTTCGACAAGATTGCTTATAACATAGCAGTAGTATTTAATGGTGATATGCCTATACATTTTAAGGGTAGAGAGGTAGTCAACGGAGACGAAAGTGATTTAAGATTTTTAGATAAGGGCAATGTTATTGTCGGACTAAAAGCAAAAGGTAAAGCTCGTAAAGATATGAGTGGATTTGTAATACAAGCTACATAGGAGGTAGATGATGAGTGATACATATAACATCACAATTAAATGTGATACAATGGAAGAGAGAGATATAGTTCTTGAAAAGGTTGATGACTTAATACCACATGGTATAGTTAGGTATAAAGAAACAGTAGATGGAACACCTAATGTTTTCTTTTCAGAGAATGAAATGCAATACTTTAGTGAAAAAATGAGAGAGGTAACTTAATGAATATAACAAACAACGAATTGGCTAAACTGCTTAGAGATAAACTTGAACAAGATGGAGTATCTAAAGAATTTTTAGATGAGAAGTTTATAATAGATTTTGAGGAGGAAGATGATGAAGTATAAAGAATGGTGTAAATTAAGAGATGTGCTTAGTAACTTATATGATACAGTCAATGGAAAAATATCTGATTGGGATATATCAGAAGCCTTTGATGATGTATGGGATATGGTAGATGAATTAGATACACAGGAGATAGATGATGAAAAATGAATTAAGTTCTAGTCTTATCAAAGAATTAACTGATGATTTAGAAATGGTTGAAGATGATATTTTTAAACTACTGGACAAAGAACCTTATAAGTGTGATAGCCTACATAATAGTGGCTACATACTAGGTAGAGTAATAAGAGTTCTTAAATCGCTTGACTCTACCACAAACTTATGATACAATACTTAAAGATTAGAGAGGAAGAAAGATGAAAGGAATACTTATTAACCCATTTGATGAAACAATAAAAGAAGTTGAAGTCACTAATGACTATAAAGATATATATGTCTTAATAGAATGTTCAACCTTTGATGTTGTTAGAATTAGTGATGAAGATGATATGTTTATAGATGATGAAGGACTGTTAAAAGATAACAGATACTTTAGAATTGCTGGTAGAAACTATGCAGGTAGAGCTTTGTTGTTATCACACAATGAAGATGGAGATACTATGGGTACAACATTCCCAATGGAAGACTTAGAACACTTAGTAGACTTCTTACCTGAAGGACATAGAGAAACACCTTACATGGAATTCAAAGCATGGAGCTAGAATGAACTCAAAGAAAATAAAAGAACTTAGAAAGCTAGTCAAACCTATACAGGTTGAGTGGCTTCGTACATTATTGCCTGAAGACCAAGCAGATACAATCACAGTAGAAAATGTTGATGGCTTATTGCCTGAAGAAACTCACGCCTTTGGTAAAGGTCAGTTGTATCTGTCTTACATGTCAGACAAATGGATAATTAAAAAACTTAAAAAGTTTCCACACATCACATCTTTTGCAGAGATAGCTGAGGTTGCGAAACAAAACAAACAGGATAATAAAGAATGGATGAATATGTAGTTGATGTTTTAATTGACGGACACAAAGAAACACTAAAGAGTTTTGGTAATTCTATTTACTCTATCATTGATAGCATGATAACTCTTGAATCAGTTGAGGATGTTTTCTTAGTGACCAGAACAAATGATAATCAGACATGGGATGTAGAAAATATAGACCTTGTAAGGTTGAGGGCAATGCGTAAGGACATAGACCCTAATGCTTTAGCCGATAGCTTACATAGTATAACAGAAATCAAACACTAATGACTGAATTTAATTCTATAGTAGAGGAGCAGAAGCTATTGTTAGAAGCTGAAGAATGGGCTAAGGGAGTCAAGACAGTACATGCACATTCTTTAACATCATTGTGGTATGATACAAGAAAAAATGATGGAGCTGTTCTTGATATTGAATTTAATAATGGTCTGGTAAAGAGAGAGATAAGAAAAACCGGAGAGATTATTTTTTTTGGTAAGGCTTTGACAGGAGTAGAATTAATAAATAGTTTCGTAAGAAATAAATAAGGAGATATATGTATAAATTTAAAAAAAGAGATTTTGTTTACATAACAATAATTCTTTTATATTATTTTTTTAATGTAGAAGTATTTGATTATACTTTTAAAGAATGTCAGTTGATAGATACAATAGATATTCCTAATGGTATAAGAGGTTAAAGTATATGGATAGAGAAACAATACTAGAGTCTTTACAACAATACTTAAAAGGTAATATTGAAAAGCACAGAATGAACATAGAAATTTTATTAGAAAGAGCAGTTGGTGTAGCTGAACACCCTAATGTAATAGAAACTATTGAGGGAGAGTTGGCTATCATGGCTGACTATGATGATAAACTTATAATCTTGGAGAACTATTTTAATGGAGAGTGATTTTATAAAACTAAACAAAGAACAATACAGACAATTTACAGACTGGATTGAACAGAATAGTCAAGAGCTATATGAAAACAAAACAGCTTACGAATGTAGATGGGGTAAAGATGAAGACTTTTATGTCCGATTACTTGATGAATCTTTTGTAAGCTTAGAAGATATAATGCTTGACATGGGCAGGGAAAGCTGATATAATTCCTGCCATGACAACGAGTGACCACATGAAACATCAGCCCTCTATCTCCAATAAAGCGTTTCGGTCTGGGTTTACCCATAGCTCCGAGAGTAGTTGCTCACAACTCTCACTAATTTTAACCGGCTTCTTAACCATAACTAAACCAAAGGAGGTATTTATATGGCAATTCTAGAAGGAACTGCGTATTGGGCATCAATCAAGACACCTAATACGACTTTTGAACCTGTGTACACAGTCAACTTAGTTGTTGATGATGAGGTAGCAAATGACTTTGCATCTCGTGGACACAAAGTAAAACAGATGGATGAAGGTCCAGCTTTAATAATCAAGCGTAAGGTGAACGGACCTAACGGAATGGTGAGGTCTTCACCTAGATTGCTTGACCAAAATAAGCAGGAAGTTAATCTGGCTGTGGGTAATGGCTCTAAGATTAGAGTCCAATACAACGAGTATTCAGGCGAAGGCAAGTTCGGTCCTTATACAGGACTAGACTTACAAGCTGTACAAGTTGTAGATTTAATTGAATACAAATCCGAAGATGGGTCTGAATTCTTTGATGATGGAGAGGAATTTTAATATGATTATTAATATTAAAAATGACGAAGGTGAAATCCAATATGATGTAAATCAAATTGCAGATGAGGATAAAAAGCGTGGAGCTACTGTAACTATTTCTAAAGTTGGAAGCTTAGAAACTATTATAGAAGCTTTACAGTTCGCAAGTTCTACTCACCGAAGCAACCTAGAGAATCTGTTAAAAGAAACTCCGGAAGCTATGATAGAAAGCGAAACCCCTGATGATGTAGAAGAAGCTGAAGTAGTAGCAGAGGAAGATACTACTGAAGAGTCTAGCTAAATCATAATCTTAATGAGGTGCTCTACTACTTGGATGGAGCTTAAAGGAACAATCCAAATACAACGCCTCATTTTTTTTCTAACAATGGAGATAGAATGCAACAAGAACAAAGTAAATTTATTAAACACAAATTACCCTGCCCTAAGTGTGGGAGTTCCGATGCTGTATCGTTGAATCAAGATGGCTCGGCTAAATGTTTTAGCTGTGATACATTCTTTACAGACTATGATTCAGAATCGACAGGCAAGGTAATTGAAATGACACACAAACCCAAACAAGAAAGTACATTCTTAACAACCTATACAGGTGCATATGGTGAACTAACCGACAGAGGTATCTCTGAAAAGACAGCAACTAAGTTCGGTGTTAAGATTGTTAAAGATAGAAACAACAAAGTTGTTCAACATATCTACCCATACTTTAATGGTACAGAGATTGTTGGAACTAAGACAAGGTATGTAGATAACAAAAACTTTTCATGCAACGGAACATTTGAAGGCACAGGATTATTTGGTGAACAACTGTATCGTAATACAGGTGGTAAGTATCTTACTATAACCGAAGGTGAATGTGATGCAATGGCAGTCAATGAATTGTTTCAAGGCAAGTGGGCTGTAGTATCTGTTAAACGAGGAGCTTCATCTGCTGTTAAAGATATCAGAGAAAGCATTGAGTTTGTAGAATCTTTTGAGAATGTAATCATTGCATTTGATAATGACAAAGCAGGTAAAGAAGCAGCCAAGTCTGTAGCTCGTATACTAAAACCCGGAAAGGCTAAGATACTTTCTTTTCCTAATGGGTTTAAAGATGCTAACGAAATGCTCAAGCAGAAGAAGTTCCAAGAGTTTACCTCTGCTTGGTGGGAATCTAAGACATACACACCTTCAGGTATCATGGAGTTGTCTGGTCAGAAAAGCGAGTGGTTACACAGAGAAGTTAAAGAAAGTGTTGCTTATCCTTGGGAAGGACTAAACAAAAAACTATATGGTATGCGTAAGGGAGAGCTTGTTACCCTTACAGGTGGCACAGGTCTTGGTAAGTCTAGTGTGACTAGAGAGCTGGAGCATTGGCTTATCAAAAATACAGAAGACAATGTAGGTATTGTAGCTCTTGAAGAAAACTGGTTACGAACTGCTGATGGTATATTATCTATCGAAGCTAATGATAGAATATATCTAACAGAAAAACGTAGTCAATATACAGATGACGAATTACATTCTTTGTTTGACCAAGCCATACCAGAGGGTCGAGTCTTTATACACTCACACTTAGGTGCTACCGACATTGATGATATCTTTGCTAAGCTTAGATATATTATTGTAGGCTGTCAATGCAAGTGGGTTATCGTAGACCATTTACATATGCTTGTTAATGTGATGGATGGTGGTGATGAACGTAGAGGTATTGATATGCTTATGAATAAACTTCGTAGTCTTGTAGAAGAGACAGGTGTTGGTATGATATTAGTATCTCACTTACGAAGAGCAGCAGGAGACAGAGGACATGAGCAAGGTATTGAAGTATCGTTGTCTCACCTCAAAGGTTCACAAGGTATAGCTCAACTATCTGATTGTGTTATTGCACTAGAGAGAAATCAACAGGCAACTAACCCTGACGAAGCTAACCTAACGAAGGTTCGTGTATTAAAATCTAGATACACAGGAGACACAGGATTGGCTTGTGGTCTTCGATACAATGCAGATACTGGTAGATTGTTTGAAGTATCTGAGGAGGAAACATTTGACAATGAATCATGCCCATTCTAAAATAATATTTGATATAGAAGCCGATGGCTTACACCCCACAATAGTATGGTGTATCGTAGCTAAAGAACTTGATGGTCCTATTCATAAGTTCGACAACACACAGATTGATGAAGGCATAAAGTTTTTAGAATCTGCTGATGTTTTAATAGGACACAACATCATAGGTTATGATATACCAGTACTTGAAAAACTACATGGAGCTAAACTAACTCAACAGTTAGAAGATACATTAGTAATGTCTAGGTTATTTAATCCGGTCAGAGAGAACGGACATAGCCTAAAGACATGGGGGTATAGAGTCAACTGTGCTAAACAAGAACAGCCAGAAAATTTTGATGAATATACTCCAGCTATGTTAGAGTACTGTGCTCAAGATGTAATACTAAATGAAGTAGTATATAAACATTTACTAAACGAAGGTAATTCATTTAGTCCTGAGTGTGTTTCTTTAGAACATAAAGTTGCATTCATAATGAAAGAGCAAGAAAAGACTGGCTTTTATTTTGATAGTCAACAAGCTATGACTTTACTTGCAGAGCTAAAAGCTAAACAACTAGAAGTAGAACAAGAAGTTCACGATACATTTAAACCTAAATGGGTAGATGATAAAATAGTTGTGCCTTATGTTAAGAAAGACGGACAGTTATCCAAGCGTGGCTTAACAGATGAAGAATATGAAAACTGCTTAACAACCAATTCGACTGATAAATTTTTTAGAAAAAAACTTGTTGACTTTAATCTTGGTAGTCGTAAACAGATAGGAGAATATCTTATTGACTTTGGTTGGAAACCTAATCGTTTCACACCAACAGGACAGCCTATTGTAGATGAAGGAACTCTTAAAAAGATTAGTCATATTAAAGAAGCTAAACTTATAGCAGACTTTTTATTATATCAAAAACGTATAGCTCAAATTACATCATGGATTGACAATCTTAAAGATGATAGAGTTCATGGTGGTGTTATACCTAACGGAACTATTACAGGTAGAATGACACATCGTAGTCCTAACATGGCACAAGTTCCTAATGCAGGTAGTCCATATGGTAAAGAGTGTCGTGCTTGTTGGTCTGTTCCAGAAGGATATAAACTTGTAGGTATTGATGCGAGTGGGTTAGAACTTAGAATGTTAGCTCACTACATGAACGATGATAAGTATATCAACGAAGTTATTAATGGAGATATACATACTACGAATCAAACTCTTGCAGGATTAAAGACTAGAGACCAAGCCAAAACATTTATATATGCTTTGATATATGGTGCTGGTGATGCGAAGATAGGTTCAGTAGCAGGAGGAAGTAAAAAGAAAGGACACGAACTTAAAGAAACTTTCTTTACTAACTTACCGGCATTAAAAATATTAAAAGATAAAGTACAACAAGCATCACGAAGAGGATTCTTAAAAGGTTTAGATGGTAGAAAGATATTTATACGTAGTCAACATGCAGCTTTGAATAGTTTATTACAGGGTGGTGGTGCTATTGTTATGAAGAAAGCCATGTGTATCTTAGAAGATAGCCTCAAACTAAATGCTGTTGATGCTAAGTTTGTAGCCAACATACATGATGAATGGCAGATACAAGTAAAAGAAACACAATCAGATTTTGTTGGTGAGCTAGGTGTAAGAGCTATAGAAGAAGCCAGTAAACATTTTAACATGAGATGTCCATTAACAGGAGAATATAAAATAGGGAGTAATTGGAGTGAAACACACTAAAAATTGTAGGAGCTGTGAAGCTCCGTTAATAGTAGGAGAGAACTGTACAGAAAAAAGAATGGCACATAGTATGTATTTTTGTCAGCCTTGTGAAAGAATAGAAGTACAACAAAGGTCGATGTATGTTGATGGAAAATATATTCCAAAGTCTCATCCACTATACAGACCGGGAAAATTTAAAACATTTGAAGGTGCAGCTTTCTCGGCTTTGTCTAACTATGAAACATCTAACGAAGGTTATGTATATGTTATAACTAATCCTTGTTGGAAAGGCTGGATTAAGGTTGGCATGGCTATTGATTCAGAGGACAGATGCAAACAGTATCAAACCTCTAGTCCTTTTAGAGATTACAAATTAGAATACTCTAAAGGATTTGATAATAGAAGAGTAGCAGAACGAGAAGCACATGAAAGATGTAGCAACATATGTAAACAAAGAAATGGTGAATGGTTTGAATTAGATATTCACCAAGCAATAGACGTAATTAATAACATTAACGAGGAAGAATATGAATAAAGAACAAGAAAAACTTGACAGTTCCCCCAAGGACAACTATAATAAATTTACATCTGAGTCTGGACATTGGTATACGCAAGAGGGTGAGCCTATGTATACTATCATAGGTGCTAATGGGAAAGAGAGAAACACTACCCTCAGAGATGCTAAGAAAGAAAGTTTAGTTCCTTCTGTCACTACCATTCTAGGTATGATAGCTAAACCATCCTTAGAAAACTGGAAAATAAATCAAGCGTTAAACTCTGCTCTTACTTTAAAGAGACAAGAGGGAGAATCCCTTGACTCTTTTGCTTTTAGATGCAAACAAGATTCTAAGAAAATTGGTTTAGATGCAGCAGCTAAAGGAACTAAGATACATTATGAAATTGAAAAAGGATTTTTAGGTGAGGGTAAAAGTAAACCATACAAAGTTATTAAGAAATGGTTAGATAAAAACTTTCCTAATGAAGAATGGATTGCAGAAGATTCTTTTTGTGCTGACTCAGGTTATGGTGGTAAGATAGATTTATATTCTAAGTCTGGAATTTTTATTGACTTTAAAACTAAAGATAACTTAGAAGATAAAGTACCATCTAAATTAGTATATGATGAACACGGTATGCAGTTGTCTGCTTATGCACAGGGCTGTGGCTTTGATGATGTAGAAAGAGTATCTATCTTTGTAGACAGAGCAAACACCGGATTAATTGCTTGTCATATATGGGATAAAGATACTCATGCTAGACACCTATCTATGTTTAATAGTATCTTAGAGTATTGGAAGCTAGTTAAAAACTATGATTCCTCTATTGACAATGCCTAGAAGAGTACCAAGAAAACCTAGACCTAAAAGAACTGGAGTACCTAAAGGGTATGATAGTATATGGGAAGCTGACTTACATAAAACTATTCTTCAAGAATGGAAACATCATTGGGGCAATATAGATTATGTTGTAGCACATAAGTATGAGCCTGACTTTGTAAAGACTTTAAAAAATAAAACAATTTTGTTAGAGGCAAAGGGTAGGTTCTGGGATTATGCAGAGTATAGTAAGTACATACATATACGAACAGCATTACCTAAAAATACTGAACTAGTTTTTTTATTTCAAAGAGCTGATGCTCCGATGCCACAAGCAAAGAAAAGAAAAGACGGAACAAAAAGAACCCATGCTGAGTGGGCTGAGACTAATAATTTTAAATGGTATAGTGAAGAAACTTTACCGGAGGAGTGGAGAACAGATGAGTTATAAATTTAATGAAGACAAAGTTATTCAAATAATACAAAGGCATATTGACCAAACATACAACGAACACTATGCACATGGTAAGTATCAAGCAACTGATATGATAGTAGATGCAGGACATGGTGAAGGATTTTGTATAGGAAACATAATGAAGTATGCTATGAGGTATGGAAAAAAGAACGGAAAGAACTCAGAAGACTTGTTAAAGATTATCCACTATGCTATAATAGCTTTATATTTAATAGAGGATAAAAATGATTGAAGATAAAATTGGACAGAAACCTTATCTTGGTATTTGTATAGACTATGATAAAGAAAATAACTTAGACAAATTTAGTATTGATACTTTAAAGGATAGATATTTTTGGGAAAACGAAACACACGCACAAGAAGCATTCGCAAGAGCTTCTGTATTTGCAGCCACCTACAAAGGGGAGACCAACTATGAACTTGCTCAAAGACTTTATAACTACAGCTCCGATTGTTGGTTCATGTTCAGCACTCCTATACTTAGCAACGGAGGAACAACTCGTGGGCTTCCTATCAGTTGCTTCCTTAATTATGTTCCTGACAGCAGGGATGGGCTATCTGCTCATTATGACGAGAACATATGGTTGGCGAGTTCAGGTGGAGGCATCGGTGGATATTGGGGAGATGTTAGGAGTAACGGTATATCTACTACTCATGGTAGTCGTTCTACTGGGTCAATCCCCTTTATGCATGTAGTTGATTCTCAGATGTTAGCCTTTAATCAAGGCACTACAAGACGAGGAAGCTATGCAGCTTACATGGATATCAGTCACCCAGAGATAGAAGAGTTTGTAAACATGCGTAAAGAATCCGGTGGAGATATAAACAGGAAGTGTTTAAACTTACACAATGGTGTTAATATAACTAATGATTTTTTAAATGCTGTTAAAGAAGATGAAGACTGGAGACTTATAGACCCTAAGACTAACGAAGCTGTAAAGATAATTAACGCTAGAGATTTATGGTGGCAGATTATAAATGCAAGAGCTGAGACTGGTGAGCCTTACATGGTTAATATAGATACATGTAACGAAGCTTTACCCAAGTCACAAAAAGATTTAGGACTTAAGATAAGACAAAGTAATTTATGTTCGGAGATTACTTTACCTACTAACGAAGAACGAACAGCAGTTTGTTGCTTATCATCTGTAAACTTAGAACACTTTGATACTTGGTCTAAAGAACCAGAGTTTATAAATGATTTGATAACAATGCTTGATAATGTTTTACAGCACTATATAGATAATGCAGTAGACACAAACCAATTAGGAGAATATAGTGCAAACTTTAAAAGATTTATTAACTACATTAAAGAAGGTAAAGAAGGGTATGCTAAATCAGCTTACTCAGCTTACAGAGAAAGGTCTCTTGGTTTGGGAGCAATGGGCTTTCATGCCTACCTCCAATCTAAAAATATTCCGTTTGAAGGAATCTTTGCTGTGGGATTTAATCACAAAGCCTTTAACTATATTAAAAAAGAAGCTACCAAAGCCACCAAACTATTGGCAGAAGAAAGGGGTGAAGCTCCTGATGTGCATGGTAAAGGGGTTAGGAATGCTAATCTATTGGCTGTTGCTCCTAATGCTAGTAGTAGTATTATTTGTAGTGGTACTTCCCCTAGCATCGAGCCATATAGGGCTAATGTCTATACACACAAAACTTTGTCAGGTACTTACCAAGTTAAGAACCCATACCTAGAAAAACTTTTAAAGTCTAAAGGTTTAAAACCAGCTCAACTAAATAAAATTTGGAAGAGCATATCAGGTGACGAAGGTTCTGTTGCTAATGTAAAAGAACTTACTGACAAAGAAAAAGAAGTATTTAAAACTGCAAATGAAATAAATCAAATATGGATTGTAGAACACGCATATAAACGACAAGAATTTATATGTCAATCTCAGTCTGTTAATTTATTCTTTACACTTCCAAAGGCAACCGAGCCTCAAGAAACACACGATGAATACATGCAGTATGTCAACGATGTGCATTGGTATGCTATGAATAAATTAAAATCTTTGTATTACTTTAGAACAAACGCTGCAAGAAATGCAGAAAATATTAATGTTAAAGTTCCACGCATCAAGCTCGATGATGTGGAATGTATTGCCTGTGAAGGCTAAGGAGAACTTATGAGCTTATTAGGAACGAGAGATTATTACAAACCATTTGAGTACCCTTGGATGTTTGATTACTATGTGTTACAAAATCAAATGCATTGGATGCCTGAGTCTGTACCTTTACACACAGATGTAAAAGACTGGCAAGAACTTGAGCCAAAAGAAAAAAATTTACTTACACAAATATTTAGATTGTTTACACAATCAGATGTAGATGTAGCCTCCGGATATATAGATAAGTATATGCCTATCTTTAAAAAACCAGAAGCTAGAATGATGATGGGTTCTTTTGCTAACATGGAGTCTATACATCAACATGCGTACAGCTTACTACTTGATACAGTTGGAATGCCTGAACTAGAGTACAAAGCTTTTGCTGAATATGAAGAGATGGCAGACAAGCACGACTATGTCGGTAAGTTTAAACCAAGCCGAGCTAAAAAAGAAACCATAGCTAAGACACTTGCAGTCTACTCAGCTTTTACAGAAGGACTACAGTTGTTCTCTAGCTTTGCTATACTACTTAACTTCCCTAGATTTGGAAAGATGAAAGGTATGGGTCAGATAGTTACTTACTCTATTCGTGATGAGTCAATGCATGTTGAAGCAATGACAAAGTTATTTAGAGAGTTTATACAAGAGAACATAGAAATCTGGACAGACGATTTCAAAAAAGAATTATACGAGATATGCAGACACATGGTAAAATTAGAAGATAAGTTTCTTGACTTAGTCTTTGACATGGGAGACATGAAAGGATTAACTAAGAAAGATATGTACGCATACAATAGATACATAGCAGATAGAAGACTGCTACAGTTAGGATTAAAAACAAACTTCGACCAACGAGAAAACCCACTAGGATGGATTGACGAGGTCATGGGAGTAGAACATCAGAACTTCTTTGAAGGTAGAGCTACTACTTATATGAAAGCTGGGTTACGAGGAAGACAAGATACAATAACTTTTACAGGATTATAAAATGAAAACCAAGAGAAAGGAAGCTGTGCTTCTTGGCTACAAGTTACTATATGATAAAACAGGGAAGTTGATTACAGAAAGAGTATCAACAGATATTAAAGAACTTCAAAAGTTTATGACTCAGACCGAGTATAGTACATTACATACTATAGTACGAGAAGCGACAGCTAAACTAGATGAGATTCATAGTCATATAGAAGCAAACTTAAATGCTAGATATATGGACCAATAGGTGTATAGATATTTATAGCTTTTTCTTTACCCTTAACTCTAATAGGCATTAGAACTTCAACAGGAATATTTATTTTTTCGATTGTAGTTTCGCCTATTAGTAGGTCTTTACCTGCTTCTTTAGTAGCACTTTCTAAACGAGCTGCAAGGTTTACACAGTCACCAATGGCTGAGTAATCAAACCTTGTTTCGCTTCCCATGTTTCCTACCACAGCTTCTCCGGTATTAATCCCTATGCCGATTTGGATTCCTAAGTCGGCTTCTTTCATATCTTCAATGATATCTAATGCAGTTAGTACAGCTTTCTCTTCGTGATTAGGCAGGTCTATTGGTGCATTAAAGATTGCCATCATTGCATCTCCAATATATTTATCTACCATACCACCATGTTTTTTAACAGCATTGGATTGAATGGTCAGGGTCTTGTTCATTATTTCTGTGACTTCTTCAGGCTCTAGTTTTTCTGATAAACTTGTAAAGCCTCTAACGTCTGTAAATAAAAACGTACATCTTCGTCTATCTCCTCCTAACTTTAAAAGCTCTGGGGTTTTTGCAAGTGCAGCAACTTGTCTTGGGTCGAGGTAGTGTTCAAATTGTTTTTTAATTTGTTGTCTGAGTTTGTATTGAGTTCTAAAGTTTAACCAAAATTGTTGAGTAGAAATTAAAACCATAGAAATTAAACTCCAAGTCACATCTATCAAATAATTTATGCCAATTAAGTACTGTCCGAGATATGCGATTAGAGCAAACAAAACTCCAACTAATACTACGCCAAGGGTCACACCAAAATAAGTGATTACAAGGGCTGTAAGAAGCCCTGAGAGGCATAAGAGTCCTAGCTCTACTACCAATCTATAATCTGGAATCATTGGACTATCTATTAACATACTTTCTGCAAGAGCTGCTTGAATTTTATGTGGCTCTAAAAGTCCGGAAGGAGTTGCAAGTTGTGGTGATATTCCTTTAGCTGTAAATCCTACAAATACAAATGTAGATTCTGCTTTATGTAATTCATCTAAAGTTATTTGTGGTGTATCTACCCAACTAATCCATTTACGACCAAGACTATCTGTGGAAGTAGGTGGGATGCCTCGTACTCTAATCTGCTCAATGCCATTTTGATTAGTTACAATCTGATAAGTTTGACCACCTCCTAGTATTTTTAAAACTTCCGTTCCAAATGAAGCAACCCACCCACTATCTGTTTGTTGTAATAAAGGTATTTGTCTTACTAAATTATCTACATCTACCGGAGCAGATACAGCACCTTGATTAGCTGACTCTTTTAAGATGTCAATGTTCTGTAAAAATCCTTGAGCTTTAGGTAAAGATACTATAGGTCCTTTAATTACAGTACCTACTGTCTTTGGATAAATGCCATTGTCTATCTCTGGCATAGCTATAACACTTGCAGACTTTGAAAGCTCTAAAGCAAACTCAGCATCACCACCAAGTCTATCAGGATGTGGAAACAACATAACCCATCCTACTCCATAAGCTCCAGCATCTATAATGTCTTGATGTATTTCTGCAAGTCTTTGTCTGGGCAGGGGATAACCTCCTTCTTCGTTGAGGTCGTCTTCGGTAATGTTTAGTATTGTGAAATGCCCTGAAGAAACAGGGGTTTCAATTAAGGCATCAAAGGTCTTGAGCCTAAGAATCTCTAAAGGTACAGAGTTGAAAAGTAAAGGTACACAGAGTAGTGCAAGTAAAGGAAAGGACCATTTCATATTAATCTCCTTGAGTTATTTTTATAGTAGAGTTACCCCCACCATTCACAACTATCTGAGTGCTTTTTCCACCCTGAATAAGAATAACAGTATATGCATTACCCTTATCTAAATCTAATCTTACAGTATCTTCTAAAGTTTTGTAAAAGGTAATCATGTTATCAGTTACAAAAGTATTTATTTGTGTGTTAGAATCAAATCCAACTGATGTACCTTTTAAATCTATGTCAGTTCTTAATAGTGTTTTTGTAGTGTCTAGTTCGTTTATGTCTTCGATGATATTTAATAAATCTTCTAAGAAGTTTACATCAAGATAGTTTATATCTAACTCTGTAAACTCTAAATCATCTCCTGCTAAATAGTCTTGTTCTAAATCGTCAAAAGCGAGATAGTCAGTATCAAGAATATTACGTGTATTACTATTTCCGTTTTGTCCTGTGGCAACGGTGTCCTCCTTTGGTTTACTTACAATCAACATGTTATCTATTAACTCTAAAGTTAAATCTAAGATAACAGGGTTAGTGGGTTTAGTTTCAAACATAGAAACTGTAGTAGCTTGGTAAGGTTTGTTAAGTACAACCTCTCCCATAGCTGTAGCAACTACAATCTCCCCACTAGGCAGACCATCGTTGTCAGGTAATAAGATAATTAAACTGCGACCTAGTTCATCTACAGTCACAGTAAAATCTGTACCACGAATACCTATCGTAGCACTTGGAGTTTTTATAAATATATTTTCTTTATTTATAGTTGCGAGTTTTCCTGTGATAAATCTTGCAGTACCACTCGCAAACTGTAAAGCCATCTTAGATTTAGATGGGTCAGGGTCATAGATAAACTCATCAATTATAAGTTGAGAGTGTTCTGTCAAGCGAACTTGACTATCATCTAAAAAAGTAATGCCCATTCTCCCATTAGAAGTCTGGACATTATCAAAACTATTTATGTCAAAAGTTAATGAAGCTTTGTAGGCTTGGTCTCTTACAACTCTGCCTGTTCCGTTCAGCTCAGTTATGTTGCCAATATTAGCAACCGACTGCTGTTCCCCCATCGTTTTGAATGACACAGACAGTACCATTACTGCCAGTAGAAAGTATCTTAAGCCAATCATTATCTAATGTACTCTGTTGTTGTATGTTAAATGTTCTTGAACTTCCTGTTTGGTCTAAGTAAAAATACCCACCTGCATAGCCTTGTCCATCAAAGCTTACTGTGTTACTATCACCATCAATATCTACATAACTTGTGCCACCATCATAATCTATATCAAAGTCTAGTTGGTTTCCTGAACCATTAATTATCCAATCAAGGTCAGTATTACTAGCCATTGAACTTGTTGCCAAGTCAAGAGTAAAAGTGTTAGTACTTCCAGTTACATCAACATTTAAGTTAGAACTATCTGCTCCGTATGTGTTTGTAGGGTCTACTTGAATTGTGAAACTATTACTGTCTCCATCAAACTCAAAGAAACCTGTCAAACTATCAGCAAGAATATCTCCTAAGAACTTATTAGTATCACCAATTTGATTGATATCTAATGTCATCCCAGTTCCATCTAAATCAAAAGGTGTTAAAGTTCCTGCAACAGAATTTAAACCTCCAATAATATTAGCAGAACCAAGTTGCTCTAAATCAAGATTTGCTGTAGCACCAGATTGCTCAACATATATTTCATTATCAGCAGCGTATATACCTATAGATATAATTGCCAATAAACTTATTATTATTTTATTCATATTCCCAATAGCCTCTATCTATTCCTATGTTTATAATATTCATCACTCCTGTTTCTATTGCTTTTTGTAAAGCTATAGACACACTTTCATTCTCAGTTACACCACCTTCTATTTCTACCAGCTCTGTTTGCTGCTCAATAAAACGAAATATATCTTGAGAAATACTTGTTGATAAAATGCTTTTAGTTACTAAAGTTTCCATTAACACTTCACCAGTTGATACAGAAACTAATCGTAACGATATTGTAACTGTATCTTCTCTGTATTGTTTGCTATTACCTATCCCTAAATAACGAGCACCCAATCCTCCAGATTTTAGATTAGCTTCATACGAAACTACTCCACCCTGAACTAACAATCCTGCAAAGAGCAGGGGTTTTAATTTGTTATCTTCTTCAAACTCTTTACGAGTTGTTCTAATAAGTTGTCTTTCTTTTGTGAGGTCATCTAAACCTACACGTTCTACAACTCTAAAAAACTTTCCACCGGATGTGTGTTTGAAAGCTCTAATTAAAAAAGCTTCTGGGGCTTGAGTAATAGCTGTACTAAATAAAGCAAAAGTACTATTACTTCTTCGTTGCCCTGTTAAATCTTTAAAGCTATTAGGATATATAGCTATAGTAGGCTGTATCTTAGCTGCTGGTAAAGTTCTTAATGTTTCTGATTGTAGCTCTATAGTAGAAGGAGACTGTATTTTTTTTGTTAATACTAAGTCGTCATTCTGACTTATAACTGCACAACTAGAAAGTAAAACTACCAATAGGCAACTGAATAACCGTGACATTTCCATCTGCATCCGTAATTGTAAGTGTTATTATATCACCATCACTTGTGTAAGAAATGGTATTACCTTCGAGTTCTATAGTTCCTTCTGTACTAGGATTTTCTCCGAATAAATTTTCTACTAATTGTCTAGATAACTGTGCATATATTCTAGATTCTAAATTTCTTATAAATCTTGCGAGTGTTGTGTTTTCTTTGTCTCTTTTAATTTGTTCTTGTATCGCTTTGATTTCTTCTTTGATAGTCATCTTACGATTAAACTCTTGGTTTTCTATAGTAAGATAATGTGAGCTAGTATTGTTGCCATTAAACGAAGGTGACTTAAATTTAAAACCCATCTCATCTGCTAAACTTTCTACAGAAAAAAATATAATTAACATAGACCAAAAGAATATGCAAAACTTGCAGTTTCTAATAGCCTTGTCGCTTTTAAATGTAGGCACTAATTTCATATTTTAAAATAAATTACTAATTACTATCATAGATAACAGCATAAATCCTAATACACAAACTTGTACTATTGAGGCTATTGTAATCTGTGTCATAGGATGTATATCTTCTATTGTCTTAATCTTTTCTTTGGTCATCTCTATCTGCCTTTGCAATTTTATCTATTTCTATAAGGTTTGGTGTACCTAATAAAGTTTTAAGTAAAACGTCTTGTCTAATGCTTTGATTATCTAATGCTCTTACTCTGTCTATTAGACTTACTATAATTCCATATTGACTATCTAGTTTAGTAGATACTCGTTCTTCCATTGTATCTAAACTTGCCTGTACTTTATCATCTAAAGTATCTAGTTTAGATTCCATTCCATCAATAATTCTGTTGATAAGTTTCCATATAAAAAAGCCTAACCCTAACGCTGCTGCGATTGGAAAGCCTACTTCGTTTATTAAACTTATAACTTCAGCCATTCTTTATACCTAAAATAATCCTTACGTTCTGGACACCAAAACCAGCCTCTTGGATATGTTTGTTCTTTTTCTTTTGTGTGTTCCTTTTCTTGGTCTTCGTACCAATGACTTCCACCGTCTTCCATTAGTCTTTACTAGTGTTTGAAGCACCAAAGTAAAAAGAAATAACTGCACTAGCCAAGCCACCAAGATAACCTAGTACTAAGTTTATAAGAGCTTCAGAGTTTTGTTCTGGTGGTTGTAAAGTAACAAGAAATATATATCCCATAAATCCACCGACTACAGTTATGCCCATTATACGAGCTGTCCAGTCTTTACTAAATTTACCTCTAGCATCTTGTTTGTCTGCTGTTTCTAAAGCAAATACATCTACTTCTAGTTCTTTCATTTGCACTTCAAAAGCATTCTCAGCTTTTTTAAGTTCAAGCATTTGTTCAGGAGTAGCTTCTGCTACAGCTTTTTCTATTGCCTTTGGATTGTTAGGACATCCTAAGACATCAGCTATCATATTAGCTGCCATGCCTCCCATTGGTCCACCTAATGCAGTTCCTAATGTAGGTGCAACAGCCCCAACTATGTTTTTTAATAATGCTTTCAT